CAATGAAACAGGTACAGTTCCTGCTGTTCGTAATTTTGCAAAAGAATTTGGAATGGATAGAAAGGCAAGTAAATTATATGATGTCTTTAAATCAGGCCCAATGAAAAAGATTGCAAAATATGGTGGTTTACCTAAACCAACAGGTTGTGTATAAGTGGCTTTTGCAAAAATTAAACATGAATACGATTGGGTTGTTGAAAATAGACCCATAGTAATACCTAATTCTTATGAAGAAGCTTCAGAAAGATATGTACAAGATTTAAAAAATATCATTCTAGACAAATCTCAATACAAAAAAAATAAACCAGTACTTATGTTATCTGGTGGTGTTGATTCAATGTTATTAGGTGCTGTCTTAAATAAGTATTTTGATTTTGAAGATTCAATAACCATAGGTTGTGTAAAAGATACCGATGACATAAAAGTATCACAAGACACAGCTGAAAAATTGGGTATTAATAATAAATTAATATATTGTACATGGGAAGAAGTTATAGACAATTTAAATATAATTCAAGGTAAACCCATAAAAACAGTTTTTGATATAGTTTATTATTTAACTTTTTTCTTATGTTTACAAAAAACAAATGTAAAAGAAACAGATTTAATTCAAGGTGATGGTGCAGATACACTTTTAGGTTCTCATAACACATATCCTTATATGGACAAAGACAGAGTTGCAGATTATTTGCAAATAGACAAAATGGAAGCAAAAACAAGATGTAAACAATATTATTATATGAAATCAACAGACCCTAATAGAAACTTTCATAAAGGTTCAGGTCATTTATTTGAAATGGTAGCAAAAGATTTAGGTGGAAATGCAGTCATGGGATATAAAGATGATAGAATTAGATGGGTAAACGATTTACATTTTAATTTTGCTAGACCAGATAAAAAACTATTCCCTAAAAAAGTTATAGAGTATATGGGTTATGATGCATCAAAAGTAAAAAGAACAATTATGCAGAATGGAACAGGTATCTATGAAAAGATGCAAGAACATATATGTCAAATAACAGGAAAGTCACATCCTAATTCTGCAGTAAAAGTATTAGTAACTAAAGGAAATGGAGTTTTACCAATATGAGTGATAAAAACACAGTTCACACCCCAAAAACATTTTCTTTAGAAATAGAGAAAATTGCATTTGGTAAAAGATGTACACACTTAGAAGCAATATCTATCTATTGTGAACAAATAGGTATTGAACCTGTATCAGTTGCAAAATTATTAACAAAAAGTTTAAAAGAAAAAATAGAGGCAAATGCCAGAGATTTAAATTATCTTCCTAAGGCAGCAAAGTTACCTATGTAATGCAACCAATAGACGCGTATTTAATGTATTGTGCTATGAAAGCACATTTTGATAAAAGTGATTATGACTTTGTAAAATACAATGGTAAATCTAAAGTATCAAGAGATTCATTCTATAAAAGGAATGATAGAATTTTTTTTGTGAAACTTACTCGTAAGTATAAAAGTAAACAAGATATACAAGACTACTTACTAGCTAACTTCTTAGTACACCCAAAAGGTTGGGTGGGTAAATTTGATGAAGATAACTATATACAATGGCAAAGAAAGATACAAAGTTTAAGTTATACATTTAAATCAGAAATTGAATCAATATTAGACAAAGATTTAATAGCAGTATCTGCTAATAAACATCCTAAACTATTAAAAGAATATTTAGGTAAAAGAGTATCATTAGAAAGTATGGTTATACTCAATAGTATATTGCAGTTTCATAAAGTATGGAATGTTAAACTTGAAGAAGATTATGCATGGAAAGATGTTTATAAACTTATGAATGACTATAACTCATTTCTTAAATTTGATACTAAAAGTTTTAAGTTAATATTAAAAGGATTGATGAATGGATAGACCTGATAAATTAGATTGGTGGATTAAATGGTTTTCAAGTATAGTCTTGATTATAGGAGCTGCAACAACAGCCATGAACATGTATCCATATAATATGTACTTTCAGTTTACAGGTATTACTGGTTGGTTAATAGTGGGTTGGATATGGAAAGACTGGTCATTGATAGTTGTTAATATAGTAGGTTCATTAATATTACTTGTCGGTATTTTACACTATCATTTTTTTACAGATTGGTATTTAATAATACATGAAAGATACATTGAGGTTATGTTATGAAAGCATTAGTTTATGGAAATGGTGAATCAAGAAAAGATTGGAATGCAAATAAATCTTACAAGGGATTTACTACATGGGGATGTAATGCAATTTACAGAGATTGTAAAGTTGACAATTTAGTTGCTATTGATTATGAGATACAACAAGAAATATACAAGTCTGGTTATCCAATTAAAAACAAATGTCATTTTGCAGATTGGTCAATACTAGAGGGTTTTGACCCAGAGTTTGTAAAAGAAGGTTTTTCACCATTAAACATATTTGAAACACCAAAAAGAAATGATGGTGGTGGTTACGGTTGGTATGATAGGAAAAATTGTGTAGTTCAAGGAAAAGAATATGAAACTGCAGAAAAAAATTATCAACAAATGATTACCCAATTTCCACATTTAGATAAAGAAGATGTAAAAAGAAAATGTTTTAAAAATGTAGGTCTTTACATTACATGGGTAGAAGATAAAGATAAAGTAAACAATATAGAATTTCCTAGAAATTGGTGTGCAGGAGCAACTGCATTACACTTAACATGTCAAGAGGGTGCTGATGAAGTATACATGTTAGGATTTGACCTGAGTGATTATGATGAACCTATTAACAATATTTACAAAGGAACAGATAATTACTTATCATCTGATTCAAAAGGATTTAATACTGATGAGTGGGTAAGTCAATTAATACAAGTGTTTAAAGAATTTGATGAAACACAATTCTATTGGGTAGTAAAAAAAGATGCCAGTCCTTTAGTTTGTAATAATGTGCAAAGTATTACCTATAAAGACCTTGACAAAAGATGTCAAATATAGTATAGTAGCAAGATTAACTATTATAAATAGTTATGTATCGAAAGATACACATATAAACATACGATAATATAATAACATACGGAGAAAAAATTATGTCATTAGATAGTCTAAAAAGCAGTGGGTCACTTAATAAGTTGTTAGATGCAGCAAAAGGTGAATCTGCTCCCCAAGAGAAAAAATCATATGTAGATGAAAGGTTGTGGAAACCAGAACTAGATAAGTCTGGTAATGGATACGCAGTCATTCGTTTTCTACCTGCCGTTAGTGGCGAAGACCTACCATGGGCAAAAGTATGGAATCATGCTTTTCAAGGCCCAACAGGTCAATGGTATATTGAAAACTCTCTAACAACACTCAATCAGAAAGACCCTGTGTCTGAACACAATACAGCATTGTGGAATACAGGTTTAGAATCTGACAAAGAGATTGCTCGTAAACAGAAAAGAAAATTACAATACTTCTCAAACATTTATGTAGTAAGTGATACGAAACACCCAGAGAACGAAGGTAAAGTATTCTTGTTCCGTTACGGAAAGAAAATCTTTGATAAGGTAACTGCAGCAATGTCACCAGAGTTTGAAGATGAAAAGGCAATCAACCCATTTGATTTTTGGGAAGGTGCTAACTTTAAACTTAAAATCAGAAAGGTAGATGGTTATTGGAACTATGATAAATCAGAGTTTGAAGACACATCAAAACTTTTTGAGGATGATTCAGAAGCAGATAAAGTTTGGCAGTCACAATACTCTCTTGCAGAGTATACTGCACCATCAAACTTTAAATCTTATGATGAGTTAAAGACCAGACTAGATGCAGTGCTTTCTGGTACTGTAAAAGTTGGTAATGTTGCTGATACAATGGATGATGCTCCTATAGCAAAACCAAAAGTTGATACAAAACCTACGACTACAAAAGTGGAAACACCTGTAGTTGAGGAAGATGATACATTAGCATACTTTGAAAAACTAGCTGAGTAAACTATTGAGTGCCTCTATTCTATAGGGGCACTTTTCTTGTATAATTCTATACAATCCTTATAAATACATGTATGGCAAAAAGTAAATATATCCAAAGTGTCTTAGATGCTGCAGGTGGTAGACCCAAATCAACCCAATGGTTTCGTGATAAAATCAAAGAGTTTGGTACACCATCATCTGCTAATCTGCTTCGTGATGGTAAAAGAACATCAAAGCCCACTTTTGGTATACTAAATATGTTCGTATATGACCCTAAACTAAAAGAGAAATTACCATACTATGATACATTTCCTTTAGTATTACCCATTGAAGAATATAAAAATGGTTTCTTAGGAATTAATTTACACTATCTATCAATGCCTATGAGATTAAGATTATTAGATAGATTAGTAGATTATAGTAATAACAATAAATTTGATGAATCTACAAGATTAAGAGTGGATTATAGTAAATTAAAAAGAGTAAATTTGATTAAACCTTGTTTAAAAAGATATTTAGCAGGACAAGTTAAGTCTAAATTTAGAAAAGTAGAAGCAGATGAATTTATGATTGCAACACTATTACCTGTACAGAGATTTAAGAAACAGTCTGATAGTCATGTATTTGCAAAATCAAGAGGAATAGTATAATGGCTGATTTGGGTCAATTTATAGAAGCTACATCAGCACTTGCAATTAATGAAATACTTGCACCATTAAGAGATGATGAAGGTATTGCATTACCTTCAAAGTATGAAGTATTATTCTTCCCACCATCAGGTACAAGAGGTTCGGGTGGAGCAGGTGCAACATCAAATTTATTTTCACAAATTATGTTTGGTAATATTGGTAGAGGTGAACAAAGAGATATCTCTATGCAATGTAATAAAATTGAATTTCCTGGCAGAAATCTAGACACGGTGGCAGATACAAATATCTATGGACCAACAAGAGAAATGGTAAATGGATTTTCTTTTGCTGAAATTACTGCAAACTTTTATCAGTCAACTAATTACAAAGAAAAACAATTCTTTGAAACTTGGCAAAGATTATCATATGACCCAAACACATGGGCAATGCAATATTATGATGACTATGTTGGTAAGATTCAAATCTACAGTTTAGATAGAGGAAATAAAAGAAGATATGGTGTTGAGTTAGTAGAATGTTTTCCAAAAACTATTGCTGCACAAACATTGGATGCAAGTCCAGCAACTACACCACAAACTTGTGATGTATCTTTTACTTATAGATATTGGAGAAACTTAACAGATGAAGCAGATTTACCAAAACCATTATTAGAAAGATTACAGGGTGTTCTTGCTAATCAAGTAGAAAGAACCCTTGTAAATAATATACCTAAAGTATTGAGAAAATTACTTTAAAATTACGGAGTGAAAAATTATGGCCTTACCTAAGCTTGAAACCAAGACTTATACTTTAACCCTACCATCAACAGGTAAAGAAATTAAGTATAGACCTTTCCTAGTGAAAGAACAAAAAACATTGTTGATGGCACAAGAATCAAACAACGATAGTGAAACTGTTGACGCAATGAGCCAACTTATCAAAGATTGTACTTTTGGTAAAGTAGACCCAAAAGTGTGTCCACTATTTGATGCAGAATATATCTTTTTAAAATTAAGAAGTAAATCAGTTGGTGAGAAAGCAGAAATAAAAGTAACTTGCCCAGATGATGAAAAAACAAAAGTAAATGTAACACTTAATCTTGAAGATATAGAATGTACTATGACAGATGACCACAGTAATATTGTTAAAATAACTGATACTGTTAAAGTAGTATTTGGATATCCACTTATAAATTCCTTTAAAAATGTGAATAATGAAAATCAAACAGAAGTCATGTTTGATATGATACAAAATTGTGTAGAGGAAATACATTATGGTGAAGACATATACAATAAAGTAGATATTAGTCCTAAAGAATTGACAGAGTTTTTTGATTCTTTAAATACAGAACAATTTAAAAATGTATCTGATTTCTTTGAAAGCATGCCAAAATTAAGACATGTAGTAGAGGTTACAAACCCAGAAACTAAAGTTAAAGGTGAAGTTCTCTTACAAGGACTACAAAGTTTTTTAGTATAGGGCTCTCACATGAGAGCCTAAAAAGTTACTTTAAAAGTAATTTTGCACTCATGCAACATCATAAATACTCTTTGACAGAGTTAGAAAACATGATGCCATGGGAAAGAGAAATCTATGTAGGTCTAGTGGTAGAACATGTTGCAGAAGAAAATAAAAAAGTAGAAGAACAAAACAGGAAGATGAAGAATGGCTGATACAAGTATTGACCCACTTTTAAAGGAATTACAAATAACTAATGGGTTAACCAGAGAACTTCTTAGAGAGAAGCGAGAGGATGATACGCCTAAATCTTTATTCATGGGTAATATGTTTGAGATATTTAATGCTCGAGCATTACAACTATCAGACCAAAAGTACATTAAAAAAGAGAAAATGGACCAAGTAGATGATATTCTTGTACAAACAAATATAATTCTAAAAAGTTTAACTGCAGGTATGTCGGGTATGACAGGGTTTGTTAAAGAAAGTGTTGAAAGTACAAAAGCATCAGTAAAAGCAACAGCAAAGGCTATACCTAAAGTTATAGAAGACCTAAAAAGAGTTACAGGAGAGATTGTAACTAAACCCTTTAATGTAATGGGCAAATTCATGAGTGATAAAATAGGTAAACCACTTGGACAATTAAAAGAAAACATGGTAGACAAACCATTCAAAGCAATCGGTAAATTGATGAGTGATAAAATAGGTAAGCCACTTAAACAATTCAAAGATAATTTTCAAGTGGCCATGCAAATTGTTAATAATAAAACTGCATCAAGAGAGAAAGAAGATAAAAAAGATAGAGAAAGCTTGTTTCAATATTTTTTCGGAGGTATTGTTGATGGTCTTAAAGGTTTTGGTTTAAAGATAAAGAATGGTTTTCATGATTTAAAAGATAGTTTACTTGGTAAGGCAGGACTTGCTACTGCATTACTAGCACTTGGTGCATTTCTTGTTTCTAAATTTCCAGCATTAGCAGAAGCAGTTGGTAATGTAACAATGGGATTCGTTAACTTATTTCAAGACACGGGTAAACTTTTTAGTGGTGAAATGGGTTTTGGTGAATATTTAAGAGATAATTTTTTAACATTTATTGGTCTTGGTTTATTTGCATTTAAAACTGCAATAATTACTTTTTTTAAAACCAAACTTGTTGCATTTGTAACAACTAAATTTGCAGCAATACTGCTTGCAGCTAAAGGTGGTCTTACTGCAGCAATTATGCCAGTGTTAGGTGCAATCTCACTTTTCTTCCTAAAATTTGTTGCAATTCCATATGCAATATTTAAAGGTATAATGGGATTCTTTGAGGGTTATAGTAAAAGATTATCAGAAGGTGGTGGTTTCTTCACAAGTTTAATAGCAGGATTACAAGGAGCAATTGGTGGTGTATTTGAGGCAATAGGAAATATACTTGACCTTATAGTTGGTTTTGTTTTTGATATGTTTGGCGGCGCAGAGTTTTATGAAGAATATATTGCTAAACCAATTAGAGATACATTTGCTTATCTAAAAGATTTATTTACTATAGATTTTGATTCAATAGGAGATTCTATTTCAAGTTTCTTTTCGGGTGACCCAGAAGGTAAATATATGGGTGGAGCTGTTGCGTCAGGGACACCATACATTGTAGGAGAAAAGGGACCAGAGCTATTTGTACCAGGTGCATCAGGTAGTATTATACCAAATGGTGGCATGGGCGGTGGAGCACCAATTATTGTAACTAATAATAATGTAAGTGCACCAACAAATACTCATAGTCATCAACATTCTAATGTAAGTATTACAGACAATCAACAGGAGATAACAGGACTATAATGGCGGATGAAAAACCGAATTTAAGTTATTACGAGGTACCAAAAAAAATGACTGATACAAAAAAAGTAAACATAGAATTAGAAGTAGACACAAATGTTGTTGATTCTAGTAAAAACAAATATCAATCATGGATAGATATGGCCAAAGCTGTAGATGCATGGAGAATATTCCCACGACTATTTCTAACAGTATATATTGTATTGTTATATAAATGTGTTATTTGGTATATGAATCTATTGGCTCCAACTATGGAACAATCTGGGTTGATAAGTATCGTTGTAGGTGCTGGTGCTGCTTGGTTTGGTCTATATACAGGAACAAGTAAGAAATAATTAACTAGGATTTAAATGGTCTTCGGTTAGTATCTTAAATTCCATATTGTGGTCTAGACAGAATTCAGTTGCTGACTTCCATTTGGCCTTGTTTATACCCCATGTCTTGACTTTATTATACCAAACACCTGTTCTTCTTTTAGGATTCCTTTCTGGTGGTGTAC